GAAAGGTTTTCCAGAATATAATGTTTTTAATCTTTCATAAGATTTTGTAATTGTTTCTCAAAAATATATAATGCTATAAGATTATTTAATTTTTTTAGAGAAATTTTTTTAGGAATTCTTTTTTCAAATATAAAAGAATTTTGCCTTATTATTTTTGTAATTTTCTCATTAGTTTGAGTATATATAATTAGTTCCCCTTTACTCTCTATTATTAATTTTCCTTCTAATCTTTTTTTTATACTTTTTCTGTTTTTTTTATTGATTTTTTTTCTTAAAGATATCACTTTCATTTCTCACTTCCTCATTTTTCACTTTAATATGCAAAAATACTTTATAAAATTATTGCTAAAAAACTTTTCGTTAATTTTGTAGCTTTTTAACAACTTAAAATATTTATATCACTTTTGTAGTCAAAAAGCAACTCTTTTTTTGAAAATTGCTAAAAAACTATATTTTTTTTATAAAAAAAATTATATAATAACTTATAAATTTTTTTAAGGAGGTGCTTTATGAAATTAAATGAAAAAGAAATGATAGAGTTAGGGAATTTCTTAGCTGAAAAGAGAAAAGAAAAAGGATATACACTTGAAGAGTTAAGATTAAAATTAAAATCAAGAGGTTTAATTGCTGAAAAAAGTGATATACAAAGAATTGAAAATGCTGAAAGGAAATTACCTAATCCAATATTATTAAGCCACCTTGCGAATATATATGATTTTGATATTATTGAGGTCTATAAAAAAATTGGATATCTTCCAAAAAATGAAAAAAATTTAAATTATGATTTTGATAAAAATAATTTTAACTATTGTATAAGTGAAAATATAAAAGAAGATCTATTAAATTTAATAGATAATATTCAACAAATAAAAGTATATTCTTCTTTATCAATGGCATTAGGAGATTTTTCTGATGTTACTAATTCAGATGAATTTACTATTTCGTTGCCAATAAATGAAAAAAACAAAGATAATACAATAATTGGAATAAAAGAAAAAGAAAAGAAAATAAATATTATAAAAAAGAATTCTGAAATAAAAAATAATGAAATAGGAGTATTTTATTTTAATAAAAGTTGGATAATAGCAACTAAAAAAATATCTAATAGAGGAGAAGTTTTTCTTATTGATGAAAAAAAAGATTATCCTATATATGTGAGAGAGAGTGATAATTTTAGAGAACTAGGAAAAGTTATTTGTAATATTGAATTTAATAATTAAAAGAAATGGAGGCTAATAACCTCTATTTTTTTATTAAAGAAAGTTTCTGAATTTAAATATTTTTTGTTGCTTATTGACAAAATATAAATCTATATGTTATATTTGTCAAAAAGGAGGAGGCTATGAAAGATAATCAAGATACTTCTTTTTTTAAGGAAGTAAAGAAAAAATTAATTGATGTAGATATGACATTTTCCGAGCTTAGAAAGCGAACTTCATATTCAACTGATTGGGGTCTAAGAAAGGCTTTAAAGAATAATATAGAAGCTGCAGTTAATGAAGTTCAAAAAATTTTAGCTAAAATTTAGCTGAAAAGCAACAAGATTATTTTTAAGTTGGGAGAATAATATGAACTATGAATTTGACTACAATTATCTAATAAAAATAATCTCAAAAGAAAAAGTTATGTATGAAGATGCTGAATATGAAAACATTATTGGTAAGTTTTGTTATTCAGATAAAAGAACATTTAAACAAGGTTATGAGAAACTTTCTAAAAAATATAATGATGAACAATTTAAGATTCTTACATATCAAAAAATAAGGAGGAGCTGGTATGAATGTCCAAAGCCAAGAATTCGGATAAAGAAATAGGTCATAATTATTGCAGTTGTGGAGAATACTTATACTCTGAAACAGAAGAAAGAATTAGAGTAGCAAGAGGTAGAAAAGTTACTGTTTATCTCAAAAAAAAGGAATTAGAAATAACTTGTCCACATTGCAATGAAATAACAAAAGTGAAATTTTGATGTATGGACTAGATAGAGCTTGTGTCTTTGTTGATGTCCAGACCGATATTTTGTATGTAAGAGAAAGAATAAAAAAAATGTTTCCTCATTCTTTTTCAGAAAGTCTTTCAAATCATACAAATAATTACAAAATTGATAAAAAAAATATCAATTATATTAAGTTAGAAGAAAAAAAAGTAAAAAAAATATCAACAATTAAAATAGATTTCTCTTACCCTAGATTTTTTGAAGATGATAATATTTTTCCATTATCTGATGAAGTAAAAAAAATTATAGTGGAAGATAATCTAATAAAATTAATCAATAGTTTGATTGATTATGAAATAACAGAAGATGAAGTTAAATATGAATATTTTGAATTTACTACACAAGAAGTTGTAGGAAATTTCTATAAATTTCATAATATTGTAAGTTACTTCTTCAAAGCACTTACAAGAAAATATGACGATTTAGATAAGGTTCAATATTATAACTTCAATCAAAATGAAAATAAATTTTATACAACAGGTTTTATATTTCAGCCAATGGTTGGTTGGAAAATTAGACTTTACTCAAAAGGTCACGAAAATAATAAAAAAAATATGAGAAAAGTCAAAGGAGCAATTCTTAGACTTGAACACAGATTAACCAAGAAAATTATAAAAAGCTATTTTGAATTTAACTCAATAAAATATATAACAATAAAAGACATAAAAGATTGCATTCAAAACACAATATCACAAACTTTGGGAAATATACTGATTGAAGAGGTAAAAAAATCAGTTGAAGTCCTTAAAGAAAAGTTTATAAATTTTAGATGTCAAGATCTTGATTCTCTAATTAGAGATAATTTAGAGTGGATATTTGACTATAAAATAGTTGATGATATTGTTACTAGCAGTAGCAATAAATGCTATAGACAGGTTGTTTTTTATCGCAGTAAGATAAAAGATATCCTTACTCATTCACAACAAAGAGCATCTCCACAAAGAGATTTTTTTTCTAATATAGAGAGGCTCGAACTATTCTTCGCAAATCTAATACTCTTTAATTGCAAGGTCAAATGTGATACTAAAAATCATTTGGCATTTTTTTGCAAAAACTAGGAAGAAAAAACTTCCTATTTTCACACTTTCAAAAAATTTTTTCCATTTAATATCAATGCTTTTTAATAGTTTTCTCGCGTGATAATAATGTGAGGCATTTCAATTCTAAAACTGAAAATATAATTATTTATTTTTATAATGCAAAGATTTAAAACAATTTAGAACAGGGAGGACTATGAAAATAACTAAGATTAAATTAGATATTTTAAAAGAAAATCCCAATAACCCTAGAAAAAGTACAGATAATCAAATTAATTTATATAAAAATTTATTAGATAGATTTGGTTGTGTGTTCCCAATAATAGTTGATTCTAATAATTATGTTGTTAGTGATTATGCAAAAGTAGAAGCAGCAAAAATATTAGGATTAACTGAAATTGAATGTATTTACATTGAAAATTTAACAGAAAATGAAATACAAACAATAAGAATTGGAGAAGCTAGAGCAATAGAGCTAGGCGAATGGGATTATCAAAAATTATTTGAAGAACTAACAAAGCTAGGAGAAAGCTTAGATTTAACAGGCTTTAATATTGATGAAATTGAAGCATTATTACCTGGTGAAATTCTTGATGAAAATGAAATAAAAGAAATAGATATTCCTGATGTTGAAGAAAACTATTTTTCAAAACAAGGGGATATTTGGCTATTAGGAAAACATAAACTTATGTGTGGAGATTCAACTAATTTAGAAGCTGTTAAAAAATTAGTTGGTAATGAAACTATGGATTTAATGGTTACAGACCCACCATACAATGTGAACTATGAAGCAACAAATGGAAATAAAATTAAAAATGACAATATGAGTTCTGAAAACTTTTATAGATTTTTATCAGCTTTTTATAAAAATTCTTTTGAAGTTATGAGAGCTGGTGCAGCTTATTATATTTTTCATGCAGATAGTGAAACAAAAGCATTCAGAGGAGCATTGGAAGAGGCTGGATTTAAAATATCACAATGCTTAATCTGGGTAAAAAATCAATTTGTTTTATCAAGACAAGATTATAACTGGAGACACGAACCTTGTCTTTATGGCTGGAAAGAAGGAGCAGCACATTATTTTATAAAAGATTTTACACAAGATACAGTAATAGAAAAAGATTTAAAAACTATTGAAAGTTATAGCAAAAAAGAACTAATTAATATTTTAAAACAAATGTTAAGAGAGCAAGAAAGCATAATTAGAGAGAATAAACCTCAAATAAATGATGTTCACCCAACAATGAAACCAATCAAATTAATTGCTAGATTAATTTATAATTCTAGTAAAAAAGATTGGAATATTCTTGATTTATTTGGTGGGTCAGGAAGTACATTGATTGCAGCAGAGCAGTTAAACAGAAAAGCATTTTTAATGGAGTATGATCCTAAGTATGCTGATGTAATAGTTAAAAGATATAGAAGTTTAGGTAAGTTGGATATTATTTTACAAAGAGAAGGAAAGGAATATAAGTGGGAGGAAATAAAAGATG